ATCTAGTTCTGTTACGACAGACTACGGAGCAATAGATTGGAATGATTTTTATCTAACAACTATTGGAGTTAGCGGGGCATCAACACCTTATACAAGTAGAAATTTACAGTTTACTACATTAGAAGAATGGAAAGATCATTATCGAGAATCTGAAAATGTAGACGATGCCGACACTCAAGCGTACGGCGAACCTAAAGTTGTTATAAGAAGTAAAGACGGTAGAAAATTTGGAGTAAGTCCAATACCCGATAAAGTTTATAGAGTGTGGTTTTTTGCTTGGGATTTACCCACAGCATTAGATGCACATGGAGATGCAATAGTATTTCCTGATATGTATAGTTCAGTATTGTTAGCTAGAGCTAGATATTATATGCATCAATTTAAAGATAATCCACAGTCAGCAGCTTTTGCACTAGACGATTATAAAAAAGGATTAAGAAAAATGAGATCTAATTTAATGAATCCTGCGCCTAAATACATGTCAACGGATCATATATAATGAGTTCACAACCTTTTGCATTAGCATGTCAAGGTGGCTTAAATAAAGTATCAAGCCAGTTTGAACTATTAAGATCTCCGGGAGAAGCTACAAAATTAACAAATTTTGAAGTTTCTACAAATGGTGGATATCGAAGAATAAATGGATACACACAGTTTGGAGATGGCACAAGACCAAATAGCTCAAACGCTATTAAAGGCTTACAAGTATATGCAGATGGTTTGATTGCTGCTTCAGGAACAAACATATATTTTAGCCAAGACGGAGACAGTTGGTTACAGATAAATAAAGATAGCGTTGCAAGTGGAGGAGATAATTATAGTACATTTACAGGTAGAAGTACATTAGCTAGGACTTCACAGGACCAAGCATCTTTTGCAATATATGAAGGCGATACTGATTATGGAGAACTTATAATAACTGATAGAAGTTCTGCAACTAAACCTTTATATTTTAAAATGACAGGAACAGATTCGGCATTAAGTAGTCGAACTTATTTTACTAAAGAAATTACAGTTAGCGGAAGTGTTTATCCTAAATATTGTGTAATTCATGATAGACATTTAGTAGTAGGAGGAGCAGCAACAGCACCAAATACTATATATTATAGTGGAACTGATGACATAGATGATTTTTCATCTACAGGTTCAGGAAGTATAAAGTTAGATGATCAAGTAGTAGGTTTAAAATCTTTTCGTGATGATTTAATTATATTTTGCAAAAACAGTATTTATAAATTAGTTAATATAAACAGCTCATCCACTATTGCAGTGCAACCAATAACACAAAACATAGGTTGTTTAGATGGTGATAGTATTCAAGAGATAGGTGGACAGCTTTTGTTTTTAGCGCCGGACGGCATAAGAACAGTTGCAGGTACAGCAAGAATTGGTGACGTTGAACTTGGCTCTTTAAGTAGAAAAATACAACCTATTGTAGGAGATATTGCAGATAACATTGCTGACTATAAAATAAATAGTACTGTAATACGAAGCAAATCTCAGTATCGTTTATTTTATGGAAGTTCTGGTATAACTACTGCTGTTTCAGAAGGAATTATAGGAACACTTAGAATTACACCAGAAGGCGGTGCAAGATTTGAATGGTCTGAAACAAAAGGAATACAAGGAAGCGGAGGCTTTACTTCTGGTTTTGATTCAACAGGAACAGAAAAGCTTTATCATGGAGATTATGCAGGTTATATTTATAATCATGACACAGGAAATGAGTTTAATCCAGCAGGCACAGCAACAAACATCGATGCTGAATACGAAACACCAAGTATAGATTTTGGAGATTTAGGAGTATTAAAAACTTTAAAGTATGTTAAATTATCAGTTAGACCAGAAGGATCAGTACAGCCTTCTTTAAAAGTTGTTTATGATTATGATGATTCAACTATACCACAGCCTGCTGCTTATACTTTAAGTAGCATACCTACACCTGCAATTTTTGGAACAGGAGCATTTAATGCAGTTACATTTGGAGCAGCGCCTAATCCAATGACTAGGCAAACAGTAGAAGGAAGCGGAAACACTGCTTTCTTAAGATTATTTAGTGATGATCAAAACGGACCATACACAGTAAATGGAATTTATATAGATTACGTACCTTCAGGGAGAAATTAAGAGATGGCACAAAGTTATACAAGACAAAGTAGTTTTAGTGATGGAGATACCATTACTGCTGCATTGTTTAACAATGAATACAACCAATTAGTAAATGCATTTACATATAGTTCTAGTAGTGCATCAAGCACTGGACATAGGCATGATGGTACAGCAGGACACGGTGGTAATATACACACTATAGGAGATTTAGATTTCCTTAATAAAATTGTTGCAGATAGTACAAATAATCGTTGGGGAATATTTGTAGAAGTTTCTAGTGCAGCAGTTGAGCAGATTAGAATACAAGACGGAGCTATTGTTCCAGTAACAGATAATGACATAGATTTAGGTACAAGTTCTGTAGAATTTAAAGATCTTTTTATAGACGGTACTGCACATATTGATACACTTGACGTAGATGTTAATGCTACTATTGCAGGTACTTTAGGAGTAACAGGAGTTCTTACAGGTTCTTCTTTAGATATTTCAGGTGATATAGACATTGATGGTACGTCTAATTTAGATGTAGTAGATATAGACGGTGCAGTTGATATGGCAAGTACTCTTGCAGTAACAGGAGTTATAAGTCCTACTACACATATTGATATGCCTGACAGTGCTAATATTAAATTAGGTACAGGTGATGATTTACAACTTTACCACGATGGTACTAACTCATACATTACAAATGCTACAGGTGCATTAAAAGTTGCTACAGAAACAAGTGGCATTGCAATAACAATAGGACATACGACTTCAGAAACTACAGTTGCTGATAATCTTACAGTAACAGGAAATGCTGCTGTAGGCGGTAATCTTACAGTTACAGGTACTACTACTTTTAATGGTGGTACACTTACATTGGGTGACTCGGCTGCAGACAATGTAGTTTTTGGTGCTGATGTAGATTCACACATCATACCTGACGATGATAACACATATGATTTAGGTAGCTCTACACAAGAATGGAGAAACTTATACATTGATGGTACTGCAAATATAGACAGTCTTGTAGCCGATACTGCTGACATAAACGGAGGAACTGTTGACGGAGCAATCATTGGTGGTTCAAGTGCAGCAGCCATTACAGGTACAGCCATTACAGGTACAAGCTTTGTAATTGGTTCAGCAGATATTTCTGAAGCAGAACTAGAAACAATTGATGGAGTTACAGCAGGAACTGTTGCAGCTTCTAAAGCAGTTGTAGTAGATTCAAATAAAGATATAGCTTCTTTTAGAAACATTACACTTACAGGCGAACTTGATGCAGGCTCATTGGATGTATCAGGTGATGTAGATATTGATGGCACTACTAACTTAGACGTTGTAGACATTGACGGAGCTGTTGACATGGCTACAACTCTTGCAGTTGCAGGCAATGTAGACTTTAATGGAGATTTAGATGTAGACGGTACTACTAACCTTGATGTCGTGGACATTGATGGTGCAGTTGATATGGCTACTACACTTACAGTTGGTGGTGAAATAACAGCAGCTAGTCTAGATATATCAGGCGATGTAGACATTGATGGTACTCTTGAAACAGATGCATTATCTTTAAACGGTACAGCAGTTACCGCCAGTGCAGCAGACATTAATCTTATAGATGGTATAACTAACGGAACAGTAATAGCCAGTAAAGCCATTATTACAGATTCAAACAAAGACATTACTGGTGGTAGAAACATAACCATTAGTGGTGAGTTAGATGCAGCTACACTTGATATTAGTGGTGATGCAGATATAGATGGAACACTCGAAGCCGATGCAATTACTATTGCTGGTGTAACTTTAGCAGAAACAATCAGTGATACAGTCGGTGCAATGGTTGGAAGTAATACTGAAACAAACATTACAGTTACATACGAAGACAGCGACAACACATTAGACTTTGTAATCGGTACACTTAACCAAGACACTACAGGTACTGCAGCTTTAGCAACAACCATTACAGCTTCAGCTAATAATTCTACAGACGAAACAGTTTATCCTACATTTGTAGATGGTGCTACAGGCACACAAGGTTTAGAAACAGACACAGGTTTAACATACAATCCTAGTACAGGAATGCTAACAACCACAGGAGTTACTGCAACATTTACAGGGAATATAACAGGTAACGTAACAGGTAACACAAGCGGTACAGCAGCCACAGTAACAGGAGCAGCACAATCAAACATTACAAGTCTTGGAACGCTTACAACTCTTACTGTTGATAATGTTGTAATTGATGGTGCAGTCATTGGACACACAGGAGACACAGATTTAATAACACTGTCAAGCGGTGTTGTTACTGTTGCAGGCGAAGTAGATGCAACAAGTTTAGACATAAGCGGTGATGCTGACATAGACGGCACACTCGAAGCAGATGCAATTACTGTTGGTGGT